GGAACCAATAAAGATAAAGAAGAGAGCTAGAGTAGTACCTTTCGGCTTTAAACAAGCTGAAGACCCACACTACTTAGAGCCCGTAACAGAAGAATTAGATGCTCTTAGACAAGCAAAAGAATATTCAAAGACTTGTTCACTAAGAGAAACTGCACAATGGCTACATAGAAAAACAGGAAGATACATATCACATGTCGGACTTAAAAAAAGATTTGAACGAAGTAACACCACCGAAACCCAAGAAAGTAATTCGACAGAAAGCCAAGAAGTCAGTAACACAGATTCTAGCTCGCACTCGTAAGAAAGTTGCAAAGGCAGAACAATCTCTACGTTCTGCTAAACGTCACGCAGAAAATACCAAAAGTAAACTGTTAACTATTAACAAAGCACTAACTGGTAAAGAGACACAACTACTTACTGAAGACATAATCGAGAGTGCACCTAAGACAGTACAAGAGCATATCAACCAGCAAGATGTAATCTTTAAGCCCAACGGTGGCCCACAGACACAATTTCTTGCAGCTTCCGAAAGAGAAGTTTTTTATGGTGGAGCAAGAGGTGGTGGTAAATCATATGCGATGCTAGTAGATCCACTTCGCTATTGTACAAAAGCAAATCATAGAGCACTCCTAGTGAGGAGGACTATGCCTGAGTTAAGAGACTTAATTCAAAAGTCTCAACTATTATACTCAAAGGCATATCCTGGTGCAAAATGGAGAGAACAAGAAAAAGAGTGGCGATTCCCATCGGGGGCAAAGATCGAGTTTGGTTACGCAGAAAACATGACGGATGCGTTAAGATACCAAGGTCAGTCTTACACATGGATAGGAATAGACGAACTTCCACAATATCCTTCGCCAGACATATATAATTTTCTAAGATCTTCTTTAAGATCGGTTGATAAAGATATACCTGTATATTTGAGAGCAACAGGTAATCCTGGTAACGTTGGTTCACAATGGGTACGAGAAATGTTCGTAGATCCTGCTGAACCAAATACCGCTTTCAATATAGGCATTGATACGCCTAATGGAAAAAAATATATAACAAGAAGATTTATTCCAGCTAAGTTGCAGGATAATCCGTATTTGATGCAGACAGATGATTATTATATCATGCTTGCATCTTTACCAGAAGCACAACGTAAACAATTCCTGGATGGAGATTGGGATGCATATGAGAACTCAGCTTTTCCAGAATTTGATAAAAGGATCCATGTTGTGGAACCTTTTGAAATACCTAGAGGCTGGTATAAGTTTCGTGCTGCTGACTGGGGTTATTCTTCTCCTGCTTGTGTGTTATGGTTTGCTGTTGATTATAATAATAATCTATGGCTTTATAGAGAACTATATACTAAGAAGGTCACAGCGGATCACTTTGCAAGACAAGTTATAAATCTAGAGCAGGGAGAATATATCCATTACGGGGTCTTAGACGCTAGTACATGGGCAAAGAGAGGTGATGTGGGCCCAAGCATCGCAGAAACTATGATACAGAATGGTTGCAAGTGGAGACCATCAGATAGATCTGCTAAAAGTAGAATTAATGGTAAGTTAGAAATACATAAAAGATTAAAAGTAAATGATGACGAACCAGGTATAAGAGTGTTTACTAATTGTAGAAATTTAATTAGAACAATGGGAACACTACCAATTGACGATAAAAATCCCGAAGATGTAGATACAACAGCTGAAGATCATGCATATGATGCATTAAGATATGGATGTATGAGTAGACCAACACATCCTAAGTTTGCAGATAGATTTGGTTCTTCTATGCAAAATACGTTTGAAGTATCAGATAACAAATTTGGATATTAATGTCAAAAAGAAAAGTTTTAGAAATAAACAAACAAAATTTTCCCTACGACTTAGTAGTTGCATATTGGGAAGATATTGTTGGATCATGTGAATGGTCTGATATATCAGATATAAAAAAAGCAAAGACTGCAGTATGCTGTAGCTTTGGTTGGCTAGTAGAGCAGAATGAAAAGACTACTGTAATAATGGCAGATTTTATATTTGAAGATAGTGGAGTAATAAAGCAAGGTGGTGGACACACAGTAATACCTACCAAGAATATAATTAAGATTAAGAAGTTAAAAATATAGGAGACAACAATGAATACATTTGACCCAAAATCTAAAGTTAAGCAAGGTCAATTTAGTGATGCACCTGATGGGAAAAACCCAAACAGGGAACATACTAATATTGATTTTTCTAAACATACGCATAGAAAACAAGAAGCATTTGAGTATGATGTAACTGTACCAAGTGAATCAGGATCTAAGCATGTAGATGATGCTGTATTTAAAATGGCTGAAGAAAGAGACTACTAATGAATCAAAACGGATTAGGCAATAAAAGTAATTTTATACCTGAAGTTTTTGCAGGTGCTAATAATAAAAGAAATGAAGATTTACAAAAAGCATCTCAACAGAAGTATACGGCACAACAATTTAAAGTTAATAATATCAACTTTGGTAAGAATAAAAATTACGGACAAACTGATTTATTAAATTTAAATAAAAATAATAAACTATACTAATCGGAGGATAACAACATGATGAAAAGATATATGCACGGAGAACTTGCACCTGATACATCAAAAGCACCTAAAGAGCCAATGGCTATTGACCCTAACTCAAAAGTTAATCAAGGGGCAATGAGTGGTGATGCTAATGATAAAAAAGGTAAGTCAAAATCGAAAGTAGACCCAGCAATCTTTAGAATGGCTGAAGAAAGAGATTACTAATTTAGATGCACGAAGAAGAACATAAATCAGCAGAGGAAGTTAGCGAATCAAAACCAATCATTGGTCATATAAGAGAGAAGTTCTATCAATCAGAAAATTCTAGATTATATGATGAGAAAAGATGGTTACAAGCGTATAGAAACTATAGAGGTCTATATGGCCCAGAAATGGTTTTTAGATCAAATGAAAAGTCAAGAGTATTTGTAAAAGTTACAAAGACTAAAGTTCTTGCTGCGTTTGGTCAAATTATTGAAGTATTATTTTCTAGTGGTAAATTTCCATTAGGTATTAATCCTACACAAGTACCAGAAGATATACCAGAGTACGCACACTTAAAACCTAAACAACCTCAACAAGAGCAACCACAACAACCTCAAGATCCATATGGATTTAAAGGTGATGGTAGAGAAATACCACCTGGTGCTACTGCTGATATGTTAATGAAAAATTTAGCACAAGAATTTGAGAATGTAGGTTTTGATGAAGGCCCAGCAAATGCAGGTGAGCCACAAATAAAACCAGCAGAGATGGCAGCTAAACATCTAGAAAAATTATTACATGATCAACTAGAAGAGTCTAGTGCTATAACAGTTTTAAGACATGTGTTCTTTGAGCAATGTTTATTAGGAACTGGTATATTAAAAGGCCCATTTAGTTTTGATCATACATATCATTCATTTGATACAGCTGATGATGAAGAGGGTAATACAATAAATGTACACTCTAAAAAAATTAAAACAGTACCAAAAGTAGAAGCAGTATCATGTTGGGATTTTTATCCAGATCCAAATGCTACAAGTATAGATGATTGTGATTATGTTATTCAAAGACATTCATTAAATAGACAACAGTTTTCTGATTTAAGAAAGATGCCTTACTTTGATGAATCAGCAATTGATATGTGTTTAGAAGAAGGCCCTAACTATCAAGTTAGAGGTTACGAATCTTCTTTATACAATAGAGAAACTGTAGAAACTATATACAAAAATAGATATGAAGTATTAGAATACTGGGGTGTTGTTTCAAAAGAAATGGCAGAAGATTGTGGAATAGAAAGTGACAAAGAAGTAATTAGTGTTAACGCATGGATATGTGGTGGTAAAGTTTTAAGAATGGTAGAGAATCCATTTGAACCAACTAGATTACCTTTCATGGTTTGTCCATACGAATTAAACCCTTATCAATTCTTTGGTGTTGGTGTTCCAGAAAATATGGAAGACTCACAACAAATTATGAATGGTCATGCAAGAATGGCTATTGATAATTTAGCACTATCAGGTAATATGGTATTTGATGTAGATGAAACACAACTTGTACCTGGACAGGATATGAAGATTTTTCCTGGTAAAATATTTAGAAGACAAAGTGGTCAACCAGGAACATCTATAAATGCAATTAAGTTTCCTAATAGTACACAGGAAAATATGATGATGTTTGATAGATTTAGACAGCTAGCTGATGAAGCTACTGGTATACCATCGTACTCACACGGTGCAACAGGTATACAATCTACAACTAGAACTGCTGCAGGTATGTCAATGCTAATGGGTGCTGCAGCTTTAAGTATTAAAACAGTAATTAAGAATATAGATGATTATTTATTAAAGCCCCTAGGTGAAAGTTTATTTCATTGGAATATGCAATTTAATGCAGACATTCCAATAATCAAAGGTGATCTTGAAATAAAAGCAAGAGGTACATCTTCATTGATGCAGAAAGAAGTAAGATCACAAAGATTAATGACATTTATGCAAACAGCAGCTAATCCTGCTCTAGCACCTTTTGTTAGATGGCATACATGTTTAAAAGAAATAGCAATAGCATTAGATATTGATCCTGATCAATTAATTAATGATCCAGAGAAAGCAGCTATCTATGCACAAATAATGGGAATGGCAAATGGAAATCAAAATAATACAACCCCTGCTGGAGAACAAAGCCCTATGGGCACAACTGGAAAAGCACCTCCTGGTGCTTCAATCACAGATCCAACAGGAAATGGAGGTGGCAACATCGGAGTCGGCAATATACCGATGCCAGGGGAAGCTGGTTTTGCTTCGCCAATTGATCAATCTACCGATAGCAAACAAACGCAGTAAAGAGGGTGACTAGTGGCTGTACAATTTAGTTTATCATATGATGCAAATGGAGATCCAGTATTAGTAGAAAATACTGTTACTGGAACTAGAAAAGTTGTATCTACTTCACCAGTAGTAAGTGAGTATAAATCTAGATTTGAAACTCCAGCTGAAGCTGGTACTGATGCTCCAGATAATATAGATACTCCAGAAGAAGGTAATGATATATATAGATATATTAATGAGATGGAGAATAATGCAGACAATGATATGAATTTATCATTTGTAGACAAACAAAATTTAGGAAGATATACACCAGAAACTATAGAAGCTAGAAATAAACCAAAAACTCGTACCCAATCAGTTATGGAAACTATAGCATTAGCTATGATACCATATGGTAACGCAGCTAAAGGTGTAGTAAAAGCATTAAGTAAAATATTACCACAAGAAAGCGAAGAGATAAGAGCTATTAAACAATTTTATGCAGATCCAGAAATGTCTACATTAGTTGATGATATACCAGGTATGTCAAATTATAATTTAGTATATGGTAATCCTTTTGATCCTAGTTATGGTTTAGCAGATGCTGCTGATAAAAGAACAGCTACTATGGCAAAAACTTTAGCTAGAAAATATGGTATGACTGCAGCAGAAATTGAAATGGCAAAAGTTGGAACTTATACGGGTGATGTAGATTCTGATCTAATTAAAAGAATAAAGAAAACTACAGATTTATCAAGAAAAGAAAGAGAACAAAAAGCTGAACAACAATATAAAACTACAGCTAGTGAAGAGTTAAAAGAAAGAACAACTAATATTGGTGATGTAACAGGTGCACAGCAAAGGCAAGCTAATAGAGATGCTAGAGCTATAGAAAGTGCATATAGAAATGAAACTGGAAGAGATTCAAGTTATTCTGGAGGAGAAAGTACACCAGGTGATGATACTTCTTACAGTGATCCATTTGATCCAGGTGGAGGAGAATAATGGCAGTAGATTATAGAGGACAACCAATAACTAATCAAACAGCATTTACTACTACAGGTATAATGAATAGAAAACCTGCAGCTGTTAAACCTCCTAAGTTAGGAAATATTAAACAGCCTATGCCTAAGATAGAAGAAAAAGAATTAGCGGAAGAAAGAATACCGCAAATAAATTTAGAGAATTTGAGAGATACAGATAAGCAAGTATTAAATATGCACTTAACTCCATCTCTTAAAAATGTATTCAGCAGAATATTTGGACAGGATATATTTCCTGAGTTTGGTATAAACGAAAACACAGTAAGTGTGCCTTCAAGTATTATTGTTGATAGATTTGGATCAGTTGATAATTTTAAAAACTTGATTCGAAAACAAGACGAAACTAACACCGTGCCACCTAGTCAAGGTATAATGACTAGCCCACTAACTAGTAAAACAGTTTAGAGCTACCCTTATCCATAAGGCACTCAACCAATAGGTAAAAAGTAATGGAAGAAGAAAAGAAAGTTTCTCAAGAAACTAAGGCAGTATTATCTAATACAAATCCATATAGTAAGGATAGTGGAAACGAAGATCCTGAAACTGAGGCATTTGCTAAAGGTGAACTAACTAAGTATCATAGAGAACAAAGAGAAAAAGCAGAAACAGCAACCGAACAGAAGGACACCGATGCATCTGAAGAGACTGCAGAACCAACAGATCAAAAGGCTACTCCTATCGCTGAACGCCCTGTCAACGCTGAAGATCGTGCTTTTAAGAAACGTTATGACGATTTAAAAAAGCATTATGATTCTACACTTAATAAACACAAGGATGAACTTCATTCTTTGACTAAGCAATTAGAATCTAACAACAAGCAATTCACACCCCCTAAATCAAAAGATGAATTAGAGGCGTGGAGAAAAGAGTACCCCGATGTTTATTCTATGGTAGAAACTATAGCAATGAATAAGGCTACTACTCAATCTAACGAGTTAGAAAGTAAATTTAAAAATTTACAAGTACAACAAGAACAGATTGCAAAAGAAAAAGCTGAAGTAGAACTTTTAAAACTTCATCCTGATTTTAGTGAAATTCGTTCAAAAGATGATTTTCATAAATGGGCTGAAGAACAAGATCCTACTATTCAAGGTTGGTTGTATGAAAATACATCTAACGCCAAGTTAGCTGCAAGGGCTATTGATCTATATAAAATGGATCGTGGTTTAAGTAAACTAACTAAAAAAGAAGAAAAGGATGTTAAAAAAGAAGCTGCTAAAGCAATTTCTAAAACTAGAAAAGCTACTGATTCTGATATACCAAAGAAAAAAATTTGGACAACTAGTGAGATTTCTAAATTGAAACCTCATCAGTTTGAAAAATTTGAAAAGGAGATTGACCTTGCTCGTTTAGAAGGTAGGATTGAACAACGATAAACAATCTAACTAAACAATAAGGAGAAGCATTATGGCTTTTACAAACGCTAGTGGATATCAAAACCTTGCACAAGGTAATTTTACTCCACAAATCTTTAGTCAGAAAGTTCAAAAGTTCTTCAGAAGAGCATCAGTGGTAGAAGATATTACTAACACTGATTACGCTGGAGAAATTGAAAACTTTGGTGACACAGTAAAGATCATCAAAGAGCCTACAATCACAGTTAAAGATTATGCTAGAGGTCAAACAGTTGATACACAAGTATTAGCTGATGACCAAATAACTATGACTGTTGATCAAGGTTCATACTTTGCTTTTAAAGTAGATGATATTGAAGAAAGACAATCTCATGTAAACTTTGAAGCTCTTGCAACCTCTTCAGGTGCATATTCATTAAAGAAAAGCTACGACTATAATGTATTGAAGTTTATATACGACAATGCTACAGATGGTACGGGTGCAGGAACTGACAGTTCACCAATTGATGGTGACGCAGCTGTAGATACTTTAGCTAATTTAGTATCAACACTGAAAAGAAACCTGGATAAAAATGATGTGCCAGAAGAAAATAGATGGCTAGTTGCCGCACCTGAATTTTTTGAGCAATTAAGAAAAGCAGGCGGAAAACTATCTGACCAATCAGTAATGAACGATGGTGGTGCATCACAAATCAGAAATGGTAAAGTTACAGACAGACCATTATTTGGTTTTAATATGTACTCATCAAACGCTATTGCTGTATCAGGTGGAAGTGCTGCATCACATACTTTTGGATCTGCTGGATCTAATGAGTATGCTTTTGTATACGGACACATGTCAGGAGTTGCAACTGTAAATCATATCGCTAAAACAGAATTAATCAGAGACCCTGATTCATTCGCAGACGTTGTCAGAGGACTACACGTATTTGGAAGAAAAATCCTTAGAAGTGAAGCAGTTCAAAGAGGCGTTATAACAATAGGTTAATCCTAGGAGGATAATAGAAAACTATGGCAAACTATAATGTAACGGGTGCTGGTGGAACTACTGGACATCCTGCTAATGGCAGAACACCTTACTGGGTAGAAAATACTATTGATGTAGCACAAATCAATGGAGATTCAGGAGCAGCACAGAACGATATACTTAGATGTATTGATGTTCCTGCTGAAACTGTTGTACTTCACGCTAGTATGGAAATTTTAACTCAATTTTCAAATAGTGTTACTCTAGATTTGGGTATGACTCAAGTATCTGGAAACCCTGCAACAGACGTTGACGTATTCGTTGACGGTGATGCAAAGGAAGTTGGCTACTCGGCTATGACTGCAACTGCAAGACCAACATTTGCAGTAGCTGGAACTATAGACATTAAAGTCTTAGATGCAGCAGCAGCAGCTGGTAAAGTAAGAGTCTGGGCTATTATGTGTGATGTATCTACTTTAGATGCAGACACTGATAGAAATACAGATGCTCAACACGATACCGCAGTATAATAAATAATACAACTGAGGGGGAGTAATCCCCCTTGGTATAATTCCCTCAGAATTAAACGGAGATATAATGGCAATTCATAACTTAACTCAAAAAACAAAAGCAAGTACAGGAATGATATTTGGAAGTAAAGAAACTAACTCTGAGGCAAAATTAAAATTTTTAGAAAACAGAATTAACGATCAAGAAGAAAAACTTAACAAAATTATAGAGTTATTACAGAATGGCAACAACTTACCTAACACTAACAAATAGAGTTCTTAGAGAACTTAATGAAACAGAATTAACTTCAAGTACGTTTGCCTCTAGTAGAGGAATACAGACTGCTATTAAAGATTTTGTAAATAAAAGTATTCACGATATTTACAATGAAGCAAGTGAAATACCTTTACTATACTCTAGAACTACACAAAATTTAACAACTGGAGATGGTGAATATGATTTTCCAGCTGACTTTAGAAAGATAGATAGAGATTCATTTACTATAGGCCCAAGAGAATTAGTTACTAATGGTGAGTTTGCATCTAATATAACTAGTTGGACAACTGGAGATGGTTCACCATCACATACAACTAGTGGTAATGGTAGATTAAATTTAAATGATGCAGCAGCATATCAATCTGTTGAGACTATAGTAAACAAAGAATATAAATTACAAATTAGAGTATTAAGTCCTAATAGTTCATCAAGTGCATTAATTGTTAGAGTTGGTACATCAGCAGGTGGTACTCAAAATTTAAATACTACAATAGGTGTAACTGATTTTGGGCAAGGTGCTATATTAAATACTACGTTTACAGCTACAGCAAAATCTTCTTTTATATATGTAGAATCAGATGGTGTACAATTAGATGTAGATTATATTAGATGTTCTAGAAGTGATACTACTAGACAAAAAGTTTTATATATATCTTATGATGATTACTTACAAAATTATAAATCTATAGATGATAGAAATGATAGTGATGTATATGGAACACCAGCTAAAGTTTTTATACTTCCAAACTTTACAGCATTTGGTGTAACTCCAATACCAAGTAGTGATGAAATGACATTGGCATATAACTACTACACTACACATACAGACTTATCTGCACATGGAGATAGTATGGCATTACCAGATAGATTTGGAGGTTTAATAACTGATAGATCAAAATATTATACATACATGCTAAGATCAGATCCACAGCATGCACAATTAGCAGATAGAGATTACCAAAGAAAATTAAGATTATTTAAAACTGATTACTCTACTAAAGCAGATTATATGAGATCTGATGTTAGAGTATATAACGTAATGTCAGATAGGTAGTAAATGCCAACTACAGATTTAATTTCACCATTCGTAGTGAGTTGTGCTGGAGGTTTAACACTTAATAAAGATGTATTTTCCATGGCTCCTGGTGAAGCACTTATACTACAAAACTTTGAACCTGATATTAAAGGTGGGTATAGAAGAGTTGGAGGCACAGCATTATATAATAGTAGCATAGTTCCAGAAGGATCTAGTAATACTAGTAAAGTTGTAGATTGTTCTATAGTATTTAATGGGCAAATAATTGCAGCACGAGGTGGTGATATACATAGAGGAACTACTTCTGGAAGTTGGACAAGTTTAACAACTGGATTAGGAACATCAACTGCAGCATACGACTTTGAAAAATTTAATTTTGATGGTACAGATAAAATTATTATTGCAACAGGGCATTCACCAGCACAAATAATTAACGCAAGTTTTGCTGTAGATGTAGTAAATGCAACAGGTGGTGGAACAGCCCCAACTAATCCTAAGTTTGTAAAAGCATTTCAAAACCATATGTTTTATGCTGGTGCAACTAATTCACAAGAAGTTATATTTAGTGTACCATTTGCAGAAGATAATTTTACAACTGGTAGTGGTGCAGGATCATTTAAAGTTGACTCTGCTGTAGTTGGATTAAAAGTATTTAGGAATGAATTAATTATATTTTGTGAAGATAGAATTTATAAATTAACAGGTACAACATCTAGTAATTTTGCAGTACAAGAAGTTACAAGAAATATTGGATGTAGAGATGGTGGTAGTATTCAAGAGATTGGTGGTGATGTTATATTTTTAGCACCAGATGGTTTAAGAACTATTGCTGGTACAGCTAGAATTGGTGACGTTGAACTAGGATCTATTTCTAGACAAATACAATCTAGAATTGATGACATAGGATTAAATAGAATATCATCTTTAGTTATTAGAGATAAATCACAATATAGATTATTCTACCCTACAACTAGTGGAGCACAAGGTTCAGCAAAAGGAATTATAGGTGTATTAAAAACTAATCCTAATACAGGACATATTGGTTTTGAATATGCAGATATGGTTGGTATTAAACCATCATGAACAGATTCAGATTTTATTAGTAATGTAGAAACACAAGTATTTGGTGGTTATGATGGATTCATCTATAAAATGGAAACTGGTAATACATTTGCTAAAGGTACAACTAAATCTACAATATTAGCAGTATATAGATCACCAGATATGGTAATGGGAGATCCAGGTGTTAGAAAATATATGCAAAGAGTTAATTTAAACTATGAAGGAGAAGGAACAGCTGTTCAAGCAGATTTAGCAGTTAGATATGATTATGATGATCAGAATACACCTCAACCAGATAAGATAGCAATCGTATCAGGAGGTGGTGCAGCAGTTTATGGAGTAGCTTTATATAATAATGCTACCTATGATGCATCTGGAATACCTTTAATTAGACAATCAGTAGAAGGTTCAGGATTTGCAGTTGCACTTAAAATAGATGATCAAAGTAGTTCAAATGCATTTTCAATTAAAGGCTTTCAATTAGAATTTACCCCAGGAGGAAGAAGATAATGGCAGGCTATTCGGCACGACAATCAACATTTACATCAGGTGATACTATCACTGCGGCTCATTCTAATGATGAGTTTAACCAATTATTAGCCGCATTTAATGCATCTACAGGACACACGCATGATGGTACTGCGGGTGATGGTGGCCCTGTAACTACTCTTAGAGATAGTGATGCTTTAAATAAAATACTTGTTGATACAAGTAATAATCATTTAGAATTTTATGTAGAAGTATCTTCAGCTGCTGTACAGCAGTTAAGAATACAAGATGGTGCTATTGTACCTATAACAGATAATGATATAGACTTAGGAACTTCCTCTCTTGAGTTTAAAGATTTATATGTAGATGGTACAGCATATGTTGATGCTATTAATTTTAATGGTACAGCTATTACATCAACTGCAGCAGAACTTAATATATTAGATGGTGTAACATCTACAGCTGCAGAACTTAATATACTTGATGGAGTAACTTCAACAGCAGCAGAGTTAAACATATTAGACGGTGTAACTTCAACAGCAGCGGAATTAAATATTTTAGATGGTGTTACGTCTACAGCAGCAGAATTAAATACACTCGATGGAATAACTGCAGTTGTAGGTGAACTTAATGCTTTAGATATAGGTTCTACAGCAATAGGAACAGCTGTTGCAAGTAAAGCAGTTATACTAGATGCAAACAAAGATTATACAGGAATTAGAAATTTAACTATATCGGGAGATCTTACAGTATCAGGTGATGATATTACTATGGGTACAAACACTGCAGGTAATTTATTAATTGCAGATGGTACTAATTTTAATTCAATAGCAGCAACATCATTATCTGAAATATCAACTATTGCTAATGATGATGTATTTTTAGCAGTAGATACTTCAGGTGGTGGACTTAAAAAAGTTGCAAGATCAACTGTTGTATCAGGACTAGCTACATCTGCTGCAATATCAAATGTATCAGAAGATACTACACCTCAATTAGGTGGTAATCTTGATTTAAATGGTTCAGATATTGTAACTACTTCAAATGCAGATTTAGAATTAGCCCCTAATGGTACAGGTCATGTAACTGTTAGAGGTAACACAAATTCAGGTGCTGTACAGTTTAACTGTGAAAGTAATTCACATGGACAAATTGTTATTGCACAACCCCATAGTGCAGGTGTTACAAATACACTTACGCTACCTGCTGGTGCAAGTTCAACATTAGTATCATTAGTATCTACAGATACTTTAACAAACAAAACTTTAACATCTCCTAAGATAAATGAGGATGTAGCAGTAACTTCTACTGCAACAGAATTAAATGTCTTAGATGGTATTACAGCTGTTGTTGGAGAATTAAATGCTTTAGATTTAGGTGCTACAGCTGTTGGAACTGCAATAGCTAGTAAGGCCGTAATATTAGATAGTAATAAAGATTACACTGGATTTAGAAATATTACTTTATCTGGAGAATTAGATGCAGGATCACTAGATGTTAGTGGTGATGCAGATATTGATGGTACACTAGAGGCAGATGCTATTACAATTAATGGTGTAACTTTAGCTGAAACTATATCAGATACTGTTGGAGCAATGGTAGGATCAAATACTGAGACTGGTATTGCTGTAACTTATGATGATTCAGATAATACATTAGATTTTGTAATATCAGCTTTACCATTAAGTAGTGTAGATATAGATGGTGGAACAGATATAGGAGCTGATTTAACTACATCAGATTTAATAGTAGTAGATGATGGTGCAGGTGGAACAAATAGAAAAGCTGCATTATCAAGAGTAGTAACATTAATGACAGCTCAAGGATTTGTAACAGATGATCCTACAGCTTTAGCAATTGCATTAGGATAAAATAATCATTGACTTTTTTAAAAAACAACAGTATAATATAGATAAACAAGGAGAATAAAAAATGGCAAATACGTTTAAGGTAGTAACCTTTGCAGCCGAACCAGCATCAGCAGGCACAGCGTACAAAATGTACACTTGTGCAGGAAGTACAACTACAGTTGTGCTAGGCTTGATTCTTACTAACATTAATACAACTGCTGTTACAGCAGAGGTAGAATTAGTTAGTGATACAGGAAACAGAGGTGGTGCTAACAACGTTGCAAATGGAACATCATTTCTTGTAAAAGATGTGAGTATTCCAGCAGGAAGTTCTTTAGAGGTTTTAACGGGTGGTAAGGTAGTATTAGAAGCAACGGATGAACTTAAAATAGATTGTTCAGTTGCAGATAAACTTTCAGGCACGTTAAGCATTATGGAGATAACGTAAGATGGCTTATATTGGGAATCAGCCTACAGACAACTTCGTTACATTTGCGACACAGAATTTTTCTACGTCAGCAACATCTTCTTATACTCTGTCTCATGCAGTCAGTAATGAAAACGAAATTGCATTATTTATAAATAACGTTAGACAACATCCTGGATCTGGTAAAGCATATACTGCATCGGGTACTGCTCTAACATTATCGGCAAACACAGCTTCGACAGATGTGATGTACTGTATTTTTTTAGGTAGAGCTATTCAATCAACTGTACCTGCAACTAATAGTATTACAGCTGCCATGGTTGGTAACGATTTAATATCTGGCAAAGATGCTTTAACATCTTCTCCAGCAGACACTGATGAACTACTCATAAGTGATGCAGGTGTTCTTAAAAGAATAGACGTATCATTAGTTGGTGGTAAAAATACACCAGCTTTTGAGGCAACACATAGTGTAGTAACTGGCATTTCTGATAATACATACACTAAAGGTAATTACACTACAGAAACTTTTGATACCGATGGAAAATATGATACGACTAATAAACGCTTTACGCCTACTGTAAGTGGTAAATACTACATTTATGCAAGTGCTATTTTTGATGCTCAAGGAATAGATAAATTTCATTCATGCGAAGTTGCAATATATAAAAATGGATCAATTTACAGAAAGTCATATTTTGACCAATACGATAATTATTTAGCTTACGGTAAAACACCTTTTTTAGGAACAATAGTTGATATGGACACTGATGATTATGTGGAGGCTTATTATCTTTTTAATCTAACAACTGGAACAAATCACAGAATAGATAATGGCGGTGTATTTGGTGGATATAAATTAATTACATAGGATAAATTATGGCAACACTTTACACAAAAATAAAACTTTATTTAAAAGCTAACTCAAAAACTTGGGATAGTGAAAAAGTATCTTTACAAGATGATATGGTTGATGGAGTTAGTTCTCCTTATATTAGTATATGGAATTATGATGGTTTAGAAAAACCAAAAGCAAAACAAATA